GCCAGCCCCCGAGCCACTGGCCTGACCATTGGCCGCTTGTGGCCATGGTTTATGACCCGTCGAGCGTGGTAACAGTGCGGGTGCCGCCGGTGTAAGTCCCCGCGATGCGCACCTTGCCGTTGTCCACCGCCGATCGGAACTCAGGGGTTGCACCATCCAGCCCCGTGGCGTTACCAGCCGCCTGGGCCAACAGGATGCGAATGGCCTGCTTAAGCGTCAAGTCACCCTCCACCTTGGACTCCAGCACGGCACCGGTCACGCCATCTTGCGTGAGCGCACCACCAATCGACACACTCAAGGCAAAGCGGCTGCGCTTGCGCGGCTGGGCTGCGACTGCACCAGTGCCACCATTGACAAGCGCAAAAGCCCGACCACGGTATGGGCGCAGTGTGACCGCTGTACCCGTGCCACCTATGCTGGCACCAAATCGCTTGGTCATCACCGGCTGCGCAGCCTCCAGCCGCCCGGCAGCGTCGGTAACGTGCATGGACGCGGCACCTGGGCCGTAAACGGCAAAGTTGGCAAAGGCGGCTGCTGGCATTACAGGTCGTCGTCTACGGTGAACACCATCACCCAGGAGAAGCTGCCCACTGTGCTGCTGGTGATTTGCTGCGCAGTGAAGCCTTCACCGGGGCGCAAGCGCAGTTCCTTGATTTCTGCCGACTCCATCATCAGGTTGTTGTACTGGCTCAGGTAGTTGGCCACAGCGGTATTGGCAGCGTTCATCTCATCGCTTTGCGTGATGTACGGGAACAGCAGCGGGCCGTTGGTAACGGTTGCGCCTGTGGCTACGGTAATGCCTGCTGGCAGGGTGTTGTCAGTGTCTGCCATCGCGGGTGTGATGGCCGCTCCTGCGGACTGTAAGGTGGTGCGGAACATCGAAAAGCGCAACGCAACGCCAGTGACCGCAGTCAACTGGTTGTTGATCTGGAACAGCTTGCGGATGGCCACCATCTTGCCGCTGCCTGCTGCGTTGAACAGGCTGATATGGTGCTTGTTTTGAGCCAGTGCTACCGCGTCGGCTGTGGCAAAGAAAGTGGGCAGAGCGGTTTGATATACCGCCTGCTCATGCACGGTTTGGCCTGCGATGAGCTTGGAGCGCGTGCGTAGTTGCTTGCCTGTGCTATCTGGCGGGAGTTGAATGAATGTTTCAGACATGATCAGTCCTCAGAAAACAACACGGTGCCTGCCGGGAAAATCGGCGTTGTCAGCGCCGACACGATGATTGGCTGCGTGAGCGCACCGCTGTACAAAATCTGCCCGGTAGCCACCACTGACACGCTGCCGTGCGTCCAGGTTTCGGTGCCTACAAAGCCGGACTCCACCTCGGGAAAAGTGACCTGTGCCACGTTTTTTGCAGCGCTGCCTGCTGCGTTTGGCGTGCCATCGGTGTCACAAATGGTCCAGCCAGTGTCATCGCGGGTCACGCTCTGCGGGGCGTAAGCCGTGGGTGTAGGCGCGCTGGTCGTAGCCGTCCCGGCTTCTCCGGGGTCGGCACTATGAAAATTCAGCTGCAGCGCCGCGCCGTAGGACGGCATGGCGACTGAGTTAAAAACAAATTTGATGAAGTCGTTTTCTGTGGCGTTGGCTTTGGACATGGGTTAGGCCTCGTAAGTGGTGGTGGTGCTGGTAATCTCGTCGTTGGCGTCGCGCTCTACGGTTTGAATGGCACGCGCCGGATGGGTGTTGTTGACGGTGACCGGTGCTGGCTGCACGGTGATTTGCGGCTGCACGGTCAGCTCGGCTGCAGCCACCTGCACGATGGGCGCTGGCTGCTCGGGCACATTGACCGTGTTGGCCACCGTGACAGGTACCGCGCTGGGCACGATGTGGTTATGAATCTGATAAGACTCTTTGCTGCTGAGCAAATCCACACTGCTTTGCAATGCCGCAACGCTGGCGCTGATCTGGTCCAGCCGCGGGTCGGGCGTGGCCTCAAGCAGGGTGGGCGAAAACTCGGCAAACGCCGCTGGCGCCACCTCCTGGCGCGCACTATCCATCCCCTTCAACTCAGCCAGCGCCAGGCCAGCGGCCATCAGCTTCACCAGCTCAGCCGTGTCCAGGTCGCCATATGCCTGCACCATGCTGTTTTGCAGGCTGGCCATGCTGGGGGCGCTGTCCACAAGCTGCTGCAGCTGCGCTACCAGCGCGCTCCACAGTGGGGCGGATGTGCTCACCAATTGATCGGTTTCGCGCTGAAGTGGATCGGTGCGCCGTGCAACCATCTGGTCGATTTTGTTCGCGTAGACAGTTGCCCCAGGTGTGGGCTCAGCAAAACTCGCGTGCTTGGCTGCGTTGGGATCTGCGCCTACCGCCGCTTCGCCCGTGGGTAGCGCCACAGGTGGCGGTGGTGGTGGTGGCGCTGCCTCCCAGCCCTCGCCATACTTCTCACGCACCGCATCCAGGCTCAGCTTGAACCCCATGCTGGCCACGTTCTTGTCGGTTTCGCTGGCGGCTTTCAGGTCTTCTGGCTTTTTGATGACCCGGCTCACCTGGCAGGGTGCCAAGCCATTCAGCTCACAAAACCAGGCGATCAGCGTGCTGTTGAGCGTGTCACTCAGCAAGTCCGCATCAGCTTGCACCAGGTCCAGTCGCACATCTTCGCGCTCATTGCTGGCTGCACCGGTGGCACCGGTCTGTTGAGTGGCCTCCTGGCTCAGAATCACTTCGCTGATCCAGCCGTCCATGTACTTGCAGAGCTGCTCTTGCGTGCTGATGGAGCCGGTCAGTTTGCTCTCCAGCATCTCGATTTCCATGCCCTGCGGCGTAATGATCACGCCGTCATTGCTCATCGCCTTCAGCGCGTCAAGCAGCGTGCCTTTCTCTTGCACGCCAGCGCCCTTGGGGTATCTGCCCCAGGGTGTGGGGCTGCCAAAGCGGTCATTGAGCTTGTTCCAGGACAGAATGCCCTTGCGCTTGAAAAACACAGGCCAGTACAGCTGCAGGCCCAGCCCCATGCCGTACGGGTTGTCATCTTCGGCGTTGAACCGGTGCACGATGAACTTCTTGTCCTCAATCGCCTCACCGGTCAGCATGTTGGCCGTGGTCAGCAGGCGCAGCTCCGGCTCGGCGTTCGGGTCGGTCTGCACATACACAAACCGGCGCTGTGCCCGCTTCTTGATGCGCTTGGGTGTGATCAGCCCGTTGCGCACCGTCCACACAATCTCGGCCGGCACAAAGCCCACCAGCAGCGCGTCCAGCAGCTCGCTGCACAGCTTGTCAAACATCACGCTCTTGAGCATGGCCTGCACCACCGCCGCATCACGCTGGCCGGCCTCGCCATCTTCGATCGGATCCACCTGCCAGGGCCGACTGATCAGGGCCAGCTTGCGTTTTTGCAAGCCACTGAACACCTTGCCGTCGCGCTTCAAGTCGCGGTACAGCTCAAACGCCTGGGCACCGCCACCGCTGCGCTCCAGCAGCAGGGGGTCATTGGTGCGCAGGATGCCCAGGTAATTGGTCTCGAACGGGTCGCGCAGCCGGTTGGCCACCTCGGTATCGAGCTCGGGGCGTTTGCCTATGGTGAGACTTTTTGGGGAACTGGCGGGTTTCTTGGTGGTGGCCATTACATAAATCCTTGTGCATCAGCGCCACGGGGCTGGCCGCTGCTCTGGTATTCGATGGGAGATGCGCCATTGAGCGAGGCAAACCACGCCAGACAGCCCGAGATGGCCGAGTCGCCGTGGCGCTGCAGGCCATCCTTCAAATCCTTGGTATGGGCGTTGGCAGGCACTTTGGGTACGCCGTTGATCATCTGCACCGCCCGGTGGTCTGACAGCACACCGTCATCTTTTGCCACGGTGATTTCCGCATCTTCAAAACCGGCCTTGTAACGCGGCATGTTGTCGCGGTACCACTCCTGGGTCAGCATGATCCGATGGATATATTCAGCCCCGTATCTCTGGGCTGCCACCTCGGCCAGGTACATACCATTGCCGCCAGCATCATTGGCACCAGCGCGAAAATTGGGTAAACCATCCGCCACATAAAACAGCACCTGGCGCTGCTGGTCAAAGGGCACGTTGCGCATTTCCAGAATGAAGGGCGTGTGTTTGTGCAGGAGACTGTTTTCAACCAACGGGGTAATGACCGACAGGTCGCCGAAGCGCGCAAAGTCCTGCCCGTAATAGCTGGACAGGTTTGCGGGAATGGCATCCAGCAGCGGCTTGACGTTCTCGACAAGCCAGTCATTGACCGTGTCAACGCGCTCATCTTCAGGTCGCAGTTCAAAGCCTTGTGGCAACGTCAAGCGCAGCACCGGGTATTCCAGACTCATTCTTGCTTCGACCAATGCACGGCTGAAATACGCACCACTTGACTGCGACGGAATGCAGTCAAGCTCTTCATCGGCATTGGCACGGTAAAAGTCGTAAATGTCCTTTGTCCAGGCATCCTCGTCGGCCTGTGACCAAGCCTTCCCCATGCGCATACAGACACGACGGTAGAGCCCTTCCTTGACGGCCGAACGAAACGTGATCTGATGGATCGACCCCTTTTGCCGCCCGGCGCGAATCTCATTGCACAAGTCGTTGAAGGCGTTGTCCACGCCAAAATGGGTGGAGATGAGGCGGACCTTGCCACCCCAGATCAAAAAGGCCATGGCCGCCTTGATCAGTGCATCCAGATCGTCCTGAAAAGCGGCCTCGTCACCGACCAGCACACCTTGTCGGCCGCGCAGTTTTCTGGGGCGCGATGCCAGTGCAGTGATCCGAAAACCAGATTTTGGGAACCGGATGGAAAACGTCAGGATGTTTTTGTTCTTGTCATCGTCGGCGTCTTCTTCCCAGATACCTTGTTCGGTTGCACTGGCAACGTAGTTGAACTCGCGGGCCCACATCGCACAGGCGTCGATGTACTCTTCCGTCATGTCCTTGTCCTGGCCGATGTAATAGACGTTTTGCCCACCTGCCTGCCGGTCTGCTGCAGCAATCAACACATCGTCAGCAGCTTCCGCCCAAGTCAAACCAGTGCGCCGCCCCTTCTCAGCCACTTTGAAGGGCGATGGATCTGCAATCCAGCGTTGCTGGTACGGCAGAAGCGCTGCAGGTGGTGATTGCACGGCTGTCATTGCTGGGTGCCAATGCCCAAGATGCGGGCCTTGATGATGTCCACCTGGTCTCTGGACAGACCCGCCTGACCAGATTTCCCAAGTTCGTCAAGCTGGTCCCGCTTCTGCTCAAGCAGCCTTCTGCACGCAGCCTCTTCAATGCCTGCCTGAAACCGCTTCAGGTCCATGCTGGCCCGCGCCATGCTGGACGACTCCTTGCCCACCTTGGCCAGCAGCGCCACGCGCTCGGCCGGGTCGGCCTCATCCTGGGTGTCCATCAGTGCGCGCAGCCCGCGGATCATGCCGGTCTGCAGCAGCGCCAGCATGGCCTCGCTGCGGGTGTCGCGGTCATCGGCCGTGCCCTCGCTCAGCGCAATGGCGGCCTCGGTCTCGGCCTTGATGCTGGCACGCTGGCGCTCAATGTCACTGCCCCAACGCTGTAGCGAACTGCGGCTGATGGTGAAACCCTTCTCGCGCAGCAGCTCGGCCAGCAGCTCATAGCCACCGTAGCCAGACTCCTCCAGGCTGCGTTCCAGCCAGCGCCGCACATCCTGCGGCAGCTTGGCAACTTCAGAGCGGCGCGGCATCTCACTCGGTCCAGTAGATCGGTGGGCGGGCAATGCCCGGCTCGCACTCAATGGTGTACTCGGCAATGTCCACCCCGTAGCGGCTCAAGTCGGCAAACCACATGCCGCTGGGCTGCTTGACCAACTCCACCAGGTCGCGCTCTGCCAGGTAGCTCAGCTCACGCTGCACCTCCAGCGCGGAGGTGTCCGGGTACACCCCGCGCACCACGTCCAGCAGCCACTGCGCGCTACTGGTGTGCGGGCGCGCCTTGTTCAGCGTGTCGAGCAGCCGCCAGCGAATCGACTCGCGGCGGATTTTTGTCATATCAACCATGGGGGGAAACTCCTTTACTGATCAGTGCCTGAATCTGGTTTTGCAGCAAGTCAATGCGGCTGTACAGCGCATCCTGCTTGGCCTCCATCACGGTTTGGCCACGGATGTAGTCTTCGCGACGCACGTAGTGCAAGGGCAGGTCGGCCTTGAAGGTCAGCAAGTCGCGCTCGACTCGCGCCCACTGGCCTGCTTCATCCTTGATCGCTGTGCTCAGCGTTTCAAATCGCGCGTTGAATTTGCCAAACTGCTCGTTCATGAGCGCGTGCTGCGCCTGGTCCCAGCTCTGAATGTCGGCCAACTTCTTTTTCTGGTCCCGCAAAAACAGCGTTGCCAGCACCTTGGCCACCGCCCACAGGCCACTGGCTGCGGCAATAAACAGAAAAATCAGTTGCGTCAGGTTCAATTCAACAATCATGGTGTGCTCAAGGGTTGGGTATGCCAGTCAATCAAGGCGTCAAGCCGTAGTCGGCAGGTTTCATACTGCCCGGCGGCATCAATGGCCCAGTGGGCGATTTGGGTGTCGCTGGCGTAGTCGTCTGCGCCTGCGTCGTCTGCAGCGCTGGCAGTGGCCCCATGCGCTGCAGTAGTCCAACTGGTGGGCGCAGGCATGATGGTGACGCCTGGGGCGCGGCTGAGCACGCGCAAAGCAGGGCCGTCAAGGCAAGCCCGGCCAGTGGTTTGGGTAGTAATGGCACGGTGCGCCTCCTCTTTCAGTTGATCAATCTGCGCCTGCTGCACCAGCAGCCCCGCCCACAGCGCATCGCCGCGCGCCTGCTCGGCCTGCAGGTGCGCCACGGCCGCCTGCTCCAGCTCAGCCTGGTTGCCCAGCCAGATCGCGCTGCGGTAGCGGTCACCCGCGTAAAAACACGCCATCGTCCAGACCAGCAGCAACGCCACCGGCCAATTCAAAAAGGGGCGCAGCAGCAGTGACATCATGGGGTGGCTCCATCAAGTTGGCCCAGGCACCGCCGGTGCGTGCGCAGCCTGCGTGCCCACAGCCCAGAGCATTGGCGGTTGCCCGGTGTGCTGCAATCCACCGTGCCCACATAGCGCCACATCAGCACCGCATCACACGCCCCGGCGTAGTTGCCAGCGTTGAGCCGTTTCACCAGCGTGCTGCCGCAGAATGCCGTGCCGCCAATGTTGTAGGCCAGGTTCAGGTAAGCGTCGTACTCATGCTGGTGCAGCGGCACGGTCACGCAACGCTTTAGCGCCCCCTCAAACTGCTGCACATCCGTCAGCAGCCGCTCCAGCGCCTTGGGCGGTGTGGTGCTGTCACCCATGCGCACGCCGGTTGTGGCACCAAAGCCAAGGGTCGGCACAGCCGTGCCCTTCACAGGGTCGGGTATCGCGCGGCTGGTGTAACTCTCATCCACGGCAATGCCCACCAGCCCGGCGGCTGAGAGCACCAGAACGGCA